TCAATTTGTTCGCGGTTATTCATCATTTCCATCTCCTCTAAAATAAAGTTAGTTGCTTCTGTTCCTCGTATTCCAAACCATGTTGCTTTATATATGTTTCAAGCTCTTCGACTGTATCAAATGTCTTTTTCACGCCTTGCCAACCTGGTACGATATGCCCATGAAAGTAATACGTGCCATTTACTACATGAGTATGAGCCACTCGCTCGTTATCCTGATACAGATATCTCTTAGATCCGAAAAATTGGTTTAAGTATTCTTTGCGTGCGTTATCGGTTTTAGGCATTTATACTTCCTGCCACTTCTTGAACATTTGGTTATAAGTATTATCAAACCAGTACGGATCACGTGAATGTTTTTGAGGTACATTAAACAAATGTGGCTTCTTTCTTCTTAGCTCAGCTTCTTTACGTCGTTGCCTAGCCATTTCACGCTCTCGCTCCAAAGTTTTTGTTATTTGTATTTCTCTATAGTCGTTTAGCTTCATGCCGAAAGGTGCATCGATTGCTTCCGACATCTCCCAACCCTTCGCAACTCTGTTTCTAACTATTTCAGGCGTGAGCCCTTTCTTTTTCATCTGCTCATTTTCATATTCAGTGTATTTAGAAGGGGGTTTTTCTTGTGGTGGCGCAATAAGCGCATCGCCCGTTAACCCTTTTGCTATTCTGTAATTAAGTAGTCCTTTGCTTAGGTTGTACTTTTTAACTATTTCGCTAACAGTCATCATTTTGCCGTCAACCTTTACTTTCTTAGGCTTTACTACATTTTGTATTAAATCTTTCCCCCTCGCCCCTCTGTCGTACCTAGTAATCAATGTCGATACTTTGATATCGTACTTATCCGATACATCAATAAGCGTCATCAATTTACCGTCTATTCTCACTTTAGTCCTTATGCCTGCCATTTATTCCACCTCTACATTTACGTTTCTAATTTTTAGATTGTCATACTCTAGTATTTCGCCAGGATTGTTATATAAGTAATCTGCCAGCGATTCTTTTTCTTTATCCACATCATCAAAATGCTGATATTCAACTTCCGTAGGTATCCTTATATCAATCGTTGCGTTTATATATGCTTGTTGTTGCATTAGATCACTTCATTTCTCGTTTGCGTTCTCGTCTTGCTTTAATTAATTCCTCGTACGTAATCCATGTTTTACCTGTATACTTAGGTGCTTTACATATCCAATTGAGTTTTATGGTCCTGTATTTATGTCTGAAAATTTTAGCTTTAAGTTTTGCTACTTCGGTTGGCATACCTTTAATGTCGATAACTTCAATCAGTTTGCCATCGAGATATAACGCGAAGTCTGCAATGTATTCAATCTTTCGTTGTTTATCTAATTTTGGTAATAATTCAAATTTCGGTTGTATTTCGATATGATCATAATTAGTGCCATTCATATTACTTTCTAAATATTGGTAATATTCACACTCTACTTTGCTATCAAATACAATTCCTTTGTACTCAACTTTCTTAGCGTTGTATTTACTCACTGTGCCACCTCTAAATATCAAATATCGTTGCTTGTAATCCTAGCTCTTGCTCATATAGAAGCCCGTGAGCGCCTTTGAAGCGTTTTAGGTCACTATCAGTCATAATTTTCTTTTCGTCGCTGAAATGGGCTCCTGTGAGAGAATAAACTTCATTTACGTTGTCTTTATACTTGATGACCTTAATATCTTCCGTGCCATCTTCTCGGTATAAGTAATATTTTTCTTTCGGCATTTTTTAACACTCCTTAATATTCGACGATAGCGGATCTTTCTTCTTTTTCTTTCAACTTATCATCAATAATTTTTTTAAGTTTCTCTTGGTCTCCGTTTGCAAAATCAATCATCTTTTGAGCATATACATCTCTACAATGTAATATTTCTTTTATATTTTGTTTTGTTATTACCATGCATCTCGCTCCCTGAAATCGTCTCCGATTACTCTTACTTTTCTTGCATTGTGTTTCATTCTTGAATTGATACGTTGCCAGTTCATATTTTGATTTAGTTCTTTATCACTAAAGTTAGTTGTAAAGATGTTGTTTTTACCTACTCTGTTATCAACAATGCTGAAAAGTTTATTTAAAGTGTGCTCTGTGTTTTCTACACCCATATCATCTAGTACAAGTAAATCAATATCACTTAGCAATCTGACTAGCTCGTCTGTAGTTTCAACTGCATTTTTGTTGTATGTCGCTTTGATACGATCCATCAACATTGGTATGTGCATAAAAGCAACTGTATGCCCTTTAGATTTGACTGCTTTTGCGATAGCGTATGCTAGGTGGCTTTTACCAGTTCCATATGAACCTTGCAATATTAATGATTTTGGTTCTTTTGTAGAGAAACCCTGTACATACTCTATTGCTGTTTGTTTAGCTTTTACTTGTTTTTCATTTTGTGGCTTATAGTTGTTAACCGTTGCATCTCTTAATGACGGATTAACATTTGATTGATTGAATATGTTGTTTATCTTCCGTTGCTTGTTTCGCTTATATTCCTCATAGATTTCACATTTGCAACCGTCTTTATACTCGTAACCATTCGGGTGTTTTTTAGTAGGAGCGAACTTATATAAGTCGTATTCACTTCCACATCTCTCACATTTCAATCCTTTTTCGACATGAGTAGGTTGATATTTTTTCAAGCTTTCGTTTATCTTTTCGCTGAATAGTGGTTTCATAATATCCCCCTAATCCCAATAACTTTCGTCGTACTTCATGCGTTCCAATTGATCCGTGCCAGTTGGTTGTATTTTTTGATTGAGGTACCCCTCAAATTTACTGCCAAAAAGTGTTTCTGGTCTAAGGTATTTATCGCTATCCGTGTTTAACCATTCAGCTGTTTTGATATCAATCACCTTTTTAAAATCCTCCAACCTAAAATCTTGATTCCATCTTGCTTTAATAAAATCTTTTGTTTTAGCTGTATTATGTTTAAAATGCTTTCCTGCTTTTTTATTTAAGTATTCGATAATTTCTTTATAGGGAATGGAAGACACCGTCGGGTTGCCCGACAATATACTTCCTTCATTATTAGTATTGTTATTATTAGTTAAATCATTATTAGTACTATTATTATTAGTAGTATGCGATTTACCATTAACGGTTTTTCCATTGTTGGTTTTACCGTTAACGGTTTTTCCAACGTTGGAAAATCGAATGTGGTGCGGTTGCTCATATACTAAGTACTCATAACCATTTAACCTACCACTTTTATCACGTTTTCTACTACGTTGAATGTATCCAATTTCTTCCAGTTCCTTGATTCCACTCTTTAAACCGCTAAGTCCATCAGTTGAATGTTGCTCTAGTTCTGTTTCGTAAATTTGCCAGTTATCAGGTCGACTTAACAAATAAAGTAGAATACCTTTAGCCTTCCAACTTATATTAGAATCATGTATAAAATCTTTGTGTACTGTGACAAAGTTACCTGATTCTTTGTAAACTCTAAATGTTGCCATTTCGTTATCTCCTTTCTGGTATAATTTTGTTATCGCTACTGCGTTAGATTGGGGGTGAATAAAATATGGAAAAACCTTATATGTTAACATATGATTTAAACTCACCCGGACAAAAATATGAGGAATTGAGAAATGTTATAAAAAAGGAAATTTCTAATGGTCATTGCAATTATTGGAAATCTTCATTTTTATTCCGTTCTTCTTTATCAACTTCAGAAATGATAGAAAAGTTGAAACCTTATCTCGATTCTGGAGATAAGCTGTTTGTTACAGAAATAGTCAATAACAAACAAGGGTGGTTAACAAAAGAACAATGGGATTTTATCAACCATAATATTTTTATTTAGGTTCTTTTATTGAACCTTTTGTTATATCAGGAAAACCTTTAGAATCCTCAGGGGTAAATTTTTTAATTTTTTTAGCGCTTCTAATCTCTTCCGCCAAGATGACGATTAGGAGTGCTATTTTTATTATTCTTAGTCTATTCATTCCTTTTTCTCTCCTTTCAGCATTTTATTGAGCCTCTCATCAACTTTTATCCACGAGTCATGCAAGTGATATTTATCATCAAACGACTTAACGCCAATCGCATGTTGCTGGTTATGATGTTCGCGACATAACGCTAATACATGTTTGTCATAGTGATTCATCTTATTTCTGTTCATGCCTCTGCCGACTGTTTCATAATGTGCTAGGTCTGCGTGAGGCTTTCCGCATATAATGCAATGACGCGTAACAGTTGCCCAATAAAGATAATTTTTATCTTCTTTCATCAATTTGCTTGTTTTATAATTTAATGGAATCGCATTTGTAAAAATCCACTCAAACATCGCATCTATAATTTGCTTAGCTATAGTTCGAGAACAATTTGATAAAGATATGCGTTCTTCATAGCCATACAGAAACTTCACATAATCTTGGAACATTTGCCTCATATAATCTCGAGGTTGTCCTGTATGAGCTTCTATATCGTTACACAATGCGAATATCAATTTGCGTTGCTTGCCAGTGATAGAATTTGGATCTACCACTGAGCAATCAACATCAATTGGCTGGTTCAAATCTAATATCTTGATAGCTTGTTCAGGTATCTCTATACCGGTAACAACTACATCATATAAACCATTGTTACTTTGTTGGTATTTGATAATTTGCGCCACTTAATCACACCCTAGAAAGGCAAATCGTCATCAGATATATCAATAGAATTATTAGTATTTTCAAACGGATTATTATTCACATTAGAGTTGTTAGAACTCTCATTGTTATCGTTTTTTTCGTTTTCTTTAATTCCAACTTTTTCATAAACTGCTGTACCTTCAAATTTCCAAAACCTTTTTAAAACCGTATTCCATTTATCTGTATAATCGTTATGTTTTCGTTCTAACTCAATATTGATTGGTTTACCTATTACATCTCGTTCAGTAAAGTTAAATTGACCATTATTGTCATTAATGCCAATTGCCTTCAAGAATGTGTATAACCAGTTTTTGGCGAAGTCGTTTGAAGTATCACCGTTTGCATAGTGAGTGAATTCGCCTTCTTCTTTATGAATAAACGTGATTGCAAATTGTGGATGTCCGTTTTTCGAATTTTTACTTTCGAAGTTTTTGATTTTTACACTGTATGATCCTGGTTGCATATAATTTCCTAATTCTTGTGCGCCTTGTAAATTTAAATTGAAGTTCATAATTAATTACCGTCCTTTTTAGTTTTTTATTAGTTTCCGTTTTGTGCCATATCTATAATTTTTGAAATTGAAGCATTTTTAATACCTGGATTATTGATTGTTATTTGCGGATTATGCCTAACTTTAGTTGTATATAAATTAGAAGGTTCTACAGAAAATACATAGTCGTGTGTCGCGTTTCCGTCCTCATCTGTATGATCTTCTATAAATGTATGTCCTATAATGTCGAACTGAGTTACTAAGCTATTGTGTATTGCCGGTTGTACTTCAATTGATATTCTAGGGTTAATAATTTTTCCGTTCTCATCTTTATCTTCTGAGTTAAGCCCTTCATGTCCTGTAAGTACAACGTGAAATCCGAGCTTATCTTTAACCTTTAATAGGTGCCTAATCGAGTTAACGATTAATTTAGATGTTTCCCCATAATCTTGTATTCTCGCTTTTTTGACTTGATGTGTATTCATTACATGAGTTAGCGTTATATCTCTTAATTTTTGAGCTGTTTCAATTACAACCACATCAAGTAACTTTCCTCTTTGTCTAGCTGTATTTACAATCGATTCAATACTCGCAATTGTGTTTCTAAAAGCAATGTAATTGTCGACTCTCTTCACAAAACCTTGTCGCGTTACTTGAGTACCATCTTCGTGAATATCGATAATAAAAGCGTTGTTTTCTCTAGTGGCTAAAGTCGTCTTTCCGGTTCCTGATTTGCCATATACCATAATTGAATAATAGTTCTGAGTATCTTCGTTAATTTCTTCAATACCTAGTTCTTGTAAAATGTCTTGTTCCTCACTCATCACTTAATCACCAAACTTTCCGTTACCTTTAATTCAGCGCCCGGAATATCTTTGCCAGCTTTCAAATCATCGATTAGTTGCTTAGAATTAAGCTTTGGCGCTTGTGATAGCCAATAATCCTTTGGAATAAGTTTTTCATCGATAATATTTTTACTAGCCCCGTTTTTGCGCTTGTAAATATGATTAGTAGCTGTGCGGTAACTATCTACTTCCTGTGTTTCTAACATCTCTTTTAAGTAATCTCTTAAACGATCAGTTAAATTTTGTTTTTGTTTTTTTAAATTTTGAAGTCTCTTAATTTCTTTATCTATGACATCTATGTCACCTAAAGTTTCACGTCTCCAATTGACAATGTTATCTACTTTGACGTTCATTTCTGCTTTGATAGAATCTAATGTATCTTTTAGTAATGTTGGATCTAATTCATCTTGATTAGACATCTCTTTAAATGCTTCTGATAGCTCATATAGATTAGCCATTAGTTAATCCCCCTCTACCATTTCATGACTAAGTTAATTAGTCTGTCCTGTTCATCTGTGTTCTCTTCAATCCATTCATCTATCGCTTGGTTAAATAAGTCTGATGCCATATCTAAGTCATTCTCATCTACGACATAAGCATGTTTAATTGGTACGTTGTTCATATCTTTAACTTGTATTGATATGCCCATATGACCTTTTAAAATGAATAGCTTAAAATCAAATCCGTTAACATGAATATTTTTGCGTATGATTTCGCCTATTTCGTAATACATCTTGACTTCCTCCGTTTTTCGTTTTATATTGAACATGAATTTTTTCTTAAGTGTTTTGTTTGATACTGTTACTTGTTGGCGCAAGTAGCAGTTTTTTTATTCTTCATAAAAGTATTCTTTATAAAATATGAATGTTGCGATACTTGCGAATCCCGCAATTGACCACGCTGTAGTGAAGTATAGAAACGGCATGAGTACAATCGCTAAGACTGTGAAGCATAATACTGCTAATAGATAGCTTTTATAAATGTTACTCATTTTCTTTTTTCAACGCCTCCATTATTCTCTCGTCTGACAAGCCGTGATAAGGGAATTTTTCTCTAGCTAATTGGACTGGTATTCTGCCTCGAATCGCAATGTAACCTTCGTCTTCAAGCTCTTTATTCAGTTCTCTTATTATTTGTCCTGCTTTGGATTTAGAAACAGATAAAATTACTGCAAGTTCTTTAGCTTGCAAACTATTTTTTATCATATCTATTCCTCCTTTTTATTTTTGTGTTGTGTATAATTTAGTTATCTCCTAGTGAAAGGAGGTGATAAGTATGGAATTTAATGATTTTCAAAATTTCTTTGGTGAACTTAGTAATCAAGCCGAAAAAGAATTCGGTGGTGACAGTGACTTTTTTAGAGATAGAATAAATAAGTTGAAAGAAGATGCTCCTGAAAACGTATCTTACGAAATTATTTATTCAATAGCTTTATACGAAAGCTTAAAAGCTCAACAAGATATGAAAATTTTGAATACAGTTAAATATCTTTTAGATCGTGACTAGCAATATCCAACAATGATTTGCTCTGAGCATTATTAATTTTTGGATAATCAAAATTTCTAAGTTTAAATCTTGTGTTTTTCTCAATCTTTACAACCTTCCACGTCACAACTGCCATTGTGATGAGGAGGGTTGTTTTGTATAGTGTGTTCATTGATAATTCCTCCTATTAAGATTTTTATTTTTCTCCTAAAAACTTATTAACAAAGTATTGTTGTCCTTTGCCTGTTACTTTTGGCGTCTTACTAATTGATGTGTGACCGTCCGAATGTGT